CCGAGAACCGCCATGCCTCTCAAGACAAGGCCCTCACGAGTCAACGCAACCTTCCGCTTCCTACTCCGCCATTCATTCTTCGACAATCGCCACAGTTCCCGGAACGTAATACCGTGCCTACCCTTACGGTTTACTCTGCGCAGATGTTCGTACACCACATCCTGCTGATCCCGGGCACACTCACCAGGCCCTTGGTCCGAAGACTCAAGAGTTTCCCCGCCTAGTACATCCAGTTCTGCAATGGCCCCATAAGAAAGGAGGTGACTCCTCTCTGCCGCGAGCCTCTGGAAGTATTTCGCCAGACCATGGGAAGTTCCTGTGCCGAATGCCTCATCTCCCCCGTCCCCCGTCTCCGAAGGTTTCAAAGCATCGTTCCATACTGCATTCTTTATCACGTGAATCGGTCTTGTTATCGACGCGACATGGTGAGGAACGGGTAGGTCCATCAGGTTCGACAGACCACCCCCTCCAGCAGCACAGATCTCACTTGCCCAAACCCCCAAATAAAGGGCTATGACATCTCCCCGGTTGTTGCAATCTACGCGCACACGCTGCAAACGGGAAAGGATTGAGGAAGTTCTCATCTCATCCTTTTTCTTGCGGCGGTCGTAGAACCATGTTTTCGCCCTGATAATGGCGACGCGCTTCACTCTCTTCGTGATACAGAAGAAAGTGCTGTTGAGGCTAGCGAAGCGAGGATGAATGAGAGTCTTACCCATGGAAAGGATAAGCCCCCCGGCACTCACACTCGTGACCCATTTCTGAACCTCGTCCTTGACGCATCGAAAGAGGATATCATCACCGTTGATGGCAAGCAGACCGCTTTTGGCAATCTCCCAGCCCCGGTTCCATCCAAATCCGACTAAGAACGTGGTGAAGTTGGTCAAACATAGCAAGGGAAAAGATAGGTAGTTGCCCATCAATTGCCCGTTACCCTGCCATGACTTCACACCCTTCCAGTCTATGAACCCCACCAACGAGTCCACGGCCGCGTCCCAAATCCACTCGGGTATATGTCTAGAGTTCCTTCTAATTAGACGTACAAAAAGCTTGCTGTAGGACGACGGAATGTTGTCCGTCGCAGCTTCGTAATCGCCAGAGACGAATACTTCCCCTTTCTTGTACGTGAACCCTGACAGAGAGCTCCCGGATGCCTCCCCCCTAAGTAACCATCGCTGGCGACTTAGCTTCGCATAGATCATGTTGTGAAGAGGTGCAAGAATGTGTTGTCTACCACTGGCAATGGTAATCACACGCTTCTTGTCGCCACCTTCATTCAGAACTTTGATCCGACGAACCTCGGGGATCCACCGTTCCCGGCCCTCAGGCTCTACACCACCTACAACGTGCCTGTACCACCACGCAGACTGCCCCTCCCAGAATGATCGGGAATCAAGTCCATCCTCCTTGACTGCCTTCCCGGCTGGTATCTTCCAACCAGCTGCCACATCCTTCCAGTGCCGGTCCCAACCCTTAGGGAAAAGACGATTAACGGTTCTCTCGGCCATACGCCGAAACTCAATCGGGATAGCTCCCGGTGCAGCATCGAGTTTCTCTTGTAGCGCACGACCGACCGTCTTATTCGTTTTCCCACCAGGGTCAGCCATTACCTTCCGGAACAGGAAACCGCTACCCGCATGAGATAACTCGCGAGCAGTGGCATCACCGCGGAGAGCGTTAAGTTGGTCAACGAAGACCTCCTTCTTCGGGCAAGCAGGGCCCCAGTCGAAACCGGAACACCTCCTTGACGCTTCCCGAAACACCTGCCATCTTTTGGTAGGTCCCACATTCCAAGTCCCTTTTGGGGAATCTTCGGAAGAGGTGGAAACCGGACCATGTGACGTGCTTTCGCCTTTAAAGTCGGTTTCGAAGCCGGCTAGGTTATTTGCTTTATGTCTCATGGTTCCATTGGCTTTTAAGGATTCTGGGGAATTTCGATCATCCCTTTCAGCGAGTCCGTCAAGACAAGCCGTCCGGGAAGCTAATTTTACCCCTGAGGTGAGTTTTCGAGTGTACGTACAGGTCCGTACAACCTTATGACCACGTTATTTATACCTATTTATTCAAAGAACAAAAGGAAACGCTTTCGGTTGTCAAACAATCTTATTGGAGTAAGATTGACCGTTAGTATCCACTCTCACCGTGCTAGAACATTAGCACACGGGTCCAGTTCGAGATTACGAGTCTCGTGTTGAACGACCTTTCGGCCGAACGTCGCACTGGCCAGCGACGAAGGGTTTCACATGTTGATACAAAGTTTTAGTTCATCGGATCATGCATCGTCCCATTCAGCCCTGCGATGCTGGTTCCGGGTTGCCCCGGCCCGCATCCTCCAGCT